CTTTACAAGAGGTTTTTGGTATGCTGGAACTTCTACTGGTCCCGGAGACTGTGGTGCATTATTCACACTTATGAATAAGAATCCTACAGTAGGAACTGTAGCAGGTTTTCATGTAGCTGGTAATTCTCAAAGAGGCTTTGGTATATCCAATTTTATTTCTAGAGATTTTCTTATTAAAATGATTAAACTATGTCCTGAAAAACCTATAGACGAAGATCTATTTGGAAATATTGCATATCAACCAGAAATGGGTATGATATTAGATTACTTTCATGATAATAAGGATTTACCTAGCAGATTTTTACCTGAATTTACTGTAACCAAACCGGTGAGTAAACCATTTAAATCTGATATAGTTAAATCAGTTTTGTATAATTGTTGGGATTTTAAAGCTCAAATGCTTCCTTCCTGTTTACATTCTGTAAATAGAGGAGGAGAAATTCTAGATCCTTATGTTATAGCTAGAAATAAACAAGGTAAACCTTGGATAAATGTAGATAAAGTTAGTTTGAAAAATAATGCAGATGCTTATTTTGAAAGAATGATATCTCAGAGTGATAAACTAGTTGAAGCTAGAATTTATGATTTCGAAGAATCTATATTGGGATTGAAAGATGATCCAGATTTTAAATCTGTAAACAGACAATCCAGTCCTGGATTTCCAATTATAGTGGATTCTTCATTTAAAGGAAGAAAGAAAGAAGGATTGTTAGGAAGAGATGAAGATTTCGACATGAACTTGCCCAGTTTAAAATTAGTTAAGGCTCGTGTTGAAGAAGTTATTTTAGCCGCTGCAAATCATATTAGGTTGCTTCATATCAACACTGATAATTTGAAAGATGAAAAACGTTTCATTGCTAAGGTTTTAGCTGCATTAAGTAGATTATTTTCAGGTGCTCCTTTCGATCAATTAATTTTGGTTCGGATGTATTGTGGTGCTTTTTGTAATTATTTTATGAAAAATAGAATTTCAAATGGTTCTGCTATTGGATTAGATCCAACTGGCACAGAATGGGATGTTTTAGCTCGACATTTATCAGAAGTCACTGATAAGGGAAAAAGTTTCCTTTCAGGAGATTATGCTCAATTTGATAATTGTGAGTTGTCTATAATTCAATTTACCGTAATGGATATCATTGAAAGATGGTATCAACATTATGGTGTTGTCGATCCTGTAGATACTTGTGTAAGGTTATTAATTATAGTTGAAGTTACTAATAGTAAACATCTTTATGGTGATGAAGTTTATACTACCCGTGGTGGATTACCTTCTGGTCATCCGTTAACGCCTATTATAAATTCAATTTATAATTTATTACTGTTGAGAATGGCTTGGACAGATATTAATCAAGACAATTCCATTATGATGGCTAAATTGTATGATGATTTTGTTAGACCTATAGTTTTAGGTGATGATAATGCCTCAGGTGTTCATCCTAAATATACTAAAATATATACTCCTAAAGCTGTTGCAAATTCTATGACCAAAGTAGGAATGACTTATACATCAGAAACTAAAACTGAATGTACAGAAACTTTGAGAGAATTACATGAAATAGAATTTCTTAAAAGGAAATTTATTTTCCATACTGGTTTTAGACAAACTATCGCTCCTTTGAGATTAGAAGTTGTTTTAGAAATTCCTTATTGGACCAAAAATAAGGGAGGTTTGTCTCGAACGATAACTTGTGATAACGTACAAAGTACTTTACTAGAGTTATCACTTCATGGAAAGGAAGTTTATAATATTTGGGCTCCTCAAATATTAAAAGCATCTAGTGAAAGATTAGATTATGTTCCTGAACACTTTCTTTATGATACATGTTTATGTTTCGTATTAGGAAAAGGTTCTTTATTGTGCTAGAAAGCATAGCCGTGAGAGGCTTTAAAATCTCCTTGTGTTTCTGGTTACCAGAGAATTGATACAAAATTTACCTTAAAAATTTATTTTCTTGGCTTAAACACATGAAAAGGGTTTGTTCTTTGCAGAATGTTTGTCCCTGTGGCGATCCCACTTACAAACGCCCCAAGGTAATGTACTCTCTCTTATTGGTGTAAGTTAGAGTGAAAACAGCACCAGCTTCAAATTTAAACAATAATAATAATACTGATGCTAGTTCCAGTATAAATGCAACTAGCGATACTCTACGGAAACAACCTGAATCAACGTCTTTCGGTGATATAGGTGTAGCTCATCCTGATGATCTCGTAGTAGTATCAACAAGAAAAGAACTGAGAGATATAGGTATTAATCCTAATGATACATATGGTGATAATCATATTGTTGATATTAAAGATTTTTTATCTAGACCCTTTCCAGTAGCTTCTGGCGTTTTTGGCGTAGGTGATATTGCAACTTCTTTTCCAAATTTAGATTTAGCAACCTTACTAGTTGGTAACGATGCTCTAACTCAAAAAATTCAGGGTCTCTACCTGACAAAATTTGATATAAAGTTACAATTAGTAGTTAATGCAGATAAGTTCCAACAAGGCAGATATATATTAGCTGCTGTTCCTATTGCAGGAATGACCAGTAATGTAGGTAGATTCGTACTTATGCATAGACATAGTAGAGCTCAAATAACACAGTTACCTCATATTCAGATGGATTTAGCAAATGATACACATGGTGAATTAATTTTACCTTGGCCTGGGTTATCAACAGGTTATTTGACTTCTGAATGGAACAATGCATCATCAATATCGTCTCCATGGATAGCATTTTTGTATCCATATAGTTCTCTGGTATCACCTGCGGGATCTGTAACAGCTTCTTATACTTTATTTATGAGTTTAGAAAATGTTACTTTAGGTTTTCCAGCTGTACCTCAAATGGGAACTAATAGAGTTTCTAGACGTAAGATGAATCCTATGGATGCTGAAAGAAAAGCAACAGGAACTGGTTTTTTCCAAAATTCCTTTTCCACAGTTAAAGTTGTATCAGAAAAGTTAGCAGAAATTCCTTTGTTATCTACTATAGCAACTCCTGTTTCATGGGTTGCAGATGCAGCTTCGAGAGTGTGTGCTTATTTTGGATGGTCTAAACCTACCAATTTAAAGCAACCAGAACTTTTTAAAAATTTACCTTTTGGACAAATGACTAATTGTGATGGTATAGATAATGCTCAACCTTTATCTTTGTTTTCTAATAATTCTGTAGGTATATGTTCGGGTTTTGCACGAACGGATCAAGATGAAATGTCTATTGATTTTATAAAATCTATACCAGCTTATTTAGGAACCTATGAATGGGACTTAGACGATGCAGTGGATACAGAAATTTTTAAATTACTTATAGATCCAACCATTTTAAGTACAATAACCACTGAAGTAGAAAGTTTAACAAACTATATACCTATTAATTGGTTAATGACCTTTTTTCAATATTGGAGAGGTTCTATAACCTTCAATGTTAAGATAGTTAAAACAGGTTTTCATTCAGGAAGAATCATGGCAGTTTTTAGTCCATATTTACCAGCAGGAAATGTTTCTACAACAACATCTACAATTGCAAATTCAAATTACTGTTATAGAGAAGTTATTGATTTAAAAGAAAAATTTGAATTTCAAATTACAATACCTTATGTACATTGTCACCCTTGGAAAAATAAAAACAGAGGTGGTATAGGATGGTTATCCTTTGTAGTGTTAGATCCTTTAATAGCACCAGCTACTGTCTCCAATACAGTAACTTTCTTAGTGGAAGTTTGTGGAGGTCCAGATTTCGAGGTTGCAGTTCCAGTAGTAGATCAAACTATGATACCTATGGTCCCCTATACTCAACAAATGTCTGGTGGAGATATAAATTCAAATAGCAATCCAGCAATAGCTACATCATCCATAATTGGAGGTTCCTCAATATCTTCAAGTCCTCTATGGAATGCTGAAAACTGTATAGGAGAAACTGTTAAAAGTCTTAGACTTTTAGTGAAAAGATTTTCCTATGTGCACAAAAATGAAGCAGAAACAGGTATATTGACTATACGACCATTTGCATATGAAATAGCAAATAATGTATCAGCTATATCACATCAATATCCTGAAGGAAGAGTTGATATGCTCACTCATATCTCAATACCTTATCTATTGTCTAGAGGTTCAGTTCGATTTAAAACTGTATCTCACAATGCTCCAGTGAAGGCACGATCATTTTTAAGTTTCTTGGAAGGAAATTTACAAAATAACATCGTTGTTGCTTCATCTGCGGCTGGTGTAGATAGAAGAACATCTTCAAACACAACGAATTTGACAGAACACAATGAAACACTAACAGGATCATGTGATGTTCAAGTTCCACAATATCACGGTACTTACGCTAGACACGTAGGTATAGAAACAGTCGCCCACACATTCGATTTGAACACAACTACTCTTGAATTAGCAAGTCCAATTGTTCTAACGCAAGAATGTGATGGAAATCACGACGATGGTATCCACACTTATCGAGCGGCTGGCGATGATTATAACTTAGGTTATTTCATTTCCATCCCTCCATATGCCACACATGTGGTACCAGAGTAAGACCTTTCTCGTGAAAAGGCAAATCTACTACCATGATCTTTTTGGGTTTGACATGGTTTTAATCTTCTTTACGACCCAGTATCTATCGTATTGAAGAGCTGATTTATTCTAATTATATACTCGTCCTTATTTAAATAATTCTTGGGATTTTTGATTAGTCTTAAGTTTACTGTTCCTCAGTAAACTAAGAATTTCT